GGATTTAGCGGAGCAGTTGGCGCTTCAGGATTTAGCGGTTATAGTGGTGCTATAGGTGCTGAAGGTATAAGCGGATATTCGGGCTATAGTGGTTTTTCAGGCGAAGTAGGTGCGTCAGGATTATCAGGATTTAGCGGAGCATCGGGCATAAGCGGATGGAGCGGTGAAGTAGGCCAATCAGGCTTTAGCGGTTATAGTGGCCTTCAAGGCAATGAAGGCACAAGTGGATATTCAGGCTATAGTGGTTATAGCGGTGAACAAGGCGAATCAGGTTATAGTGGCATCAATGGTTTTTCAGGCATCAGCGGATTTAGCGGTGCTAATGGTGAATCAGGATTTTCAGGCTTTAGTGGCTATAGCGGATCAGGTATCAGCGGCTATAGTGGTTATAGCGGACTTCAAGGCAATGAAGGTCTTTCAGGCTATTCAGGTTATAGTGGTCAAAATGGCGCTCAAGGCTTGTCAGGCTATAGCGGTATTAACGGAACTTCAGGCATTTCAGGCTTTAGCGGAGCTACTGGCCTATCAGGCTTTAGTGGCTTTTCAGGATTTAGCGGAGCTGCAACTGGCGTAACATTAGGTGCATGGTCAATTGGTAATTCAGGAACTAAAATGTATTTTGCATTTAGCGGTGTAAATAAATTTAGTTTAGATTCATCAGGTAACTTTGTGGCAGTTCAAAATGTAACGGCTTATGGCACATTAACTTAAAAGGATAATAATGGATAAGACAAAACAAGATGCTTTAGCTTATGCTAAACAATATGACGATCAATTATATAGATATTTATTATCTAACAATTATGAGCGAGCGGTTTTTCTAAAAGGCGATCCTGTATTGCCTAGAGAAGCCACTCGTTATCTATGGGCTAACCGCAATCTATTAGGCAAGAACATTCTTGAAATAGGTTGCTCTACAGGTTACGGCTCTCAATTTCTTCCAAACAATATTAATTATATGGGATTAGATTATGATCCTATTATTATTGATGTCGCACGCGAACAGGAATGGGGCTTAAACACATCTTTCACGAACGCCGATATAAATACCTATTCTTTAGCTCAATACGACACCATAATAGCTTTTGAATTGATTGAGCATATTGATAATGGATTAGAGATAGCACAAAAACTTAAACAACATTGCAAGCGTCTTTTATTAACAACTCCACATAATGAGCCTAAAGGTTTTTGGGGTGAACATCATAAGCTTCATGGCTTAAACGAATCAAACTTTCCCGACTTCCAATATAACTATATTAATGAGCATGGTTATATTTCGGAAACTTTACCTGAAATTAATGACAAAAATAGATTTAATCTTATGATTATGAGGTGGGATCGTGGTTAGTGTTTTATGCTCTATAGCGACAAGAGGTCGTTACCAAACTACTTTACCTTTAGCTCTTAACGCTATAATTAATCAAACAAAATTGCCTGATAAACTTGTTATATTTGATGACAATGATGAGCCTGAAGATGTCCGTAATAATAATATTTATCAACATTTATTTAGCATTATGGATTACAAAGGCATTAAATGGGAATGGTTATATGCAGCTAAAAAAGGCCAGCACCATATTCATCAATCAGCTAATCGCATGGGTTATGATTGGGTATGGCGAGTGGATGATGATGCAATACCCGAACCAAATGTATTAGAAGAATTATATTCTTGGATCAATGACGATGTTGGCGCTATAGGCGGAGCTATATTAACTTTGCCAATTAATCCTGATACATCTAAAAACACAGGCAAAATACAAGATATTGATAAAGAACCTAATATTCAATGGGCAGAAATAAAAAAGCTAAAAGAAGTTGAGCATCTTCATTGTTCTTTTCTTTATCGCGCTGGGGTGCATGATTACAATCTAGGCCTTTCAAGGGTAGCGCACCGAGAAGAAACTTTATTTACTTATGGATTATACCTAAAAGGATATACAATTCTTGCAGCTCCACATGCAAATACTTGGCATCTTAAAAACCCACAAGGTGGAATTAGATCAGAATCAAATCAACAACTATATCACCATGATGAATTAATCTTTAGAAACACTTTAGCTTATAAAGACAAAAAAATTGTAGTTTTAAATGTAGGCATGGGCGATCATATTGTATTTAAAAATGTATTGAAGGACATTACAAACGCTGAAGTATTTACTTGTTTTCCTGATATAGTTCCTGGAAGGCCAATATCTGAAGCTATGTCTTTATTTGGTGATATAGATCAATGGAGTATCTATAAGAAAATGGCTGAATGGAATTGGACTGATAGTTTAGAAAAAGCATTTAGAAAGCTATACCTATGATTATTATTAGTCCTTATTCTAAAGCTTTAAGAAATGGAAAAACCAATCCAAAAAATTATCCTTACTGGAAGGAACTCATTAGACTAATTGATGAGCCAATAGTTCAAGTTGGGATTGATGGTGAAGAACAATTAGTTGATGATTTTAGAAAAAATTTATCGCTAACAGAACTTGGAAGCCTTGTGAATCAATGCAGAACATGGATATCTTGCGATTCTTTTTTTCAACATTTTTGTTGGGATCATAAAAAATATGGTATAGTGCTATGGTCTGTTTCTGATCCTATAATATTTGGACATCCTGAAAATATTAATCTTCTAAAGGATCGAAACAATTTGGTTCAAAACCAATTCCTATGGTGGGAACATACAGAACATGATGCAGATAAATTTGTTAGTCCTGAAATAGTGATAGAAAGTTTAAATGCAAAGTTCCCATGAAACCATTGATGACATATTCGATTTTCTACAAAATAAAACAATCAAAGATGTTGGCTCTGATTACTACGATAATAAGAATTATTTGGTTATTTTATTATCTGATGGTTCTCTCTGTTATATATCTTCTAGCGGCGATTTGTTTATGGCTCTCGAACGCCATCTCATTAATTAGTAGAAAGAAATAGTTATGGATATGCAAGAACACACGAAGCATGTATTAGATACAGTTTCGGGAGTTACGGCTTTTGGTGCAGTAATGAAATTTTTACCAGCTATTGCAGCAGTTTTATCAATAGTTTGGTATTGTATAAGGATTTATGAGTGGGCGCGTTCTAAAGTTAAAAAATAGACCATGCCTTTAAAAGACAAGAGTAAAACGAAAGATTATTTAAGGGCTTGGAAAGACAAGAACCGAGAAAAAAATCTTTTTCAGTTAGCTCGACATCGTGCCTTAAAAAAAGGTATTGAATTCAATATAGAAATATCCGATATAGTTATTCCTGAAACCTGTCCTATTCTTGGACTTCCTATTAAAAAATCAATTGATGGTAATCGTGATTTAAGCCCTAGCCTTGATCGCATAGATAATGCTAAAGGTTACATTAAAGGCAATATTCAGGTAATATCTTTTAAAGCTAATGCTATGAAGCTTACTGCTAATAAAGATGAATTAATTAACTTTTCTAATTGGGTGAGAGAAAACTATGAGTAAATATTCGGAAGCTGGTAAAGGATCAACTAATAAGCTTAAACAAAAAAGTTTGTATGATGAGAACTACGAAAAGATTTGGGGTAATAAAAAGAATAAACTTTATGAAGAACGATATTATGATTCCGATGAAACAACTTCATGGGATCAAGATAAGGCTGATATGATTGGCCTTAATAATAATACAGGCGATCATTACATTAAATAATGTAAAGTATATTTTACATCGGTTTTCACTCAAATCATTGATTTATATAAAAAAAGTGAAAACAATATTTAATTAGCCGCCTAAATATAAAGTATTAATAGGTTGTATTTTAAATGGTGAGTTTAATAAATTATTTGTAAAATAAGAAACCCCAATAGCAGTTCCGCCATCGTAACAAATAGGATCAACATAAAAATTAACATTAGGAAAAGATTTTAAATATTCATAATTATTAACGCAATTCATAAAATAACCACCCGATAAAACTATATTGTTTGATTTTGTTAATTCAATACTTTTTTTAATTAATTTAATAGTATATTCTTTTGTTTCATGTTGAACTTTTTTTGCTAAATTAGCTTGATCATTAAATAATAAATATTTTTTATTTTTTATACTATTAATACATTCATAATTTATATATGGAAAATTATTAATAGAATCAACCCAACTATTTTTATCAGTTATTTCGCCATAAGATGACATGCCCATTAATTTTCCGGCATCATATCCGGCGTTTAATTTAAAATTTTCACAAATTTCGTTAAATACTGATCCGCAAGATAAAGAATTTGTAAATAAAATATTATCTTTTAAATTTGTTTTAATTTTTTCAAAAAAAATATGACTACATTCATCATTAGATACATGCTTGTAAATTAAATTAAAATTATTTTGATCTGCATAATAAATTGTTTCTAGCTCTCTAAAATCTTGTAATTTATCTGTATATGCTCCTTGCCCATCACAAATTATAATAGTAGCTTCTTTAAATTTAGAATTATAAAAACTGTTATAACCATGATATAAATGATGTTCTTCTTTATTGTAATAAATTTTATCTACTTTTATATTTGCTTCGTTTATTTGTTGTAAAATTGCATCCATAATAAATTGATCTTGATAATCAAAAGTCCTTCTATACGATGAAAAACTAACGCAATCTAATTCTTGAATGTTATATTTTTTAAGTTTTTCTATTCCATAAAATCTATTATTATCATTCTTATAAAGATGATGTTTAATTTTTGATAGTCTTTCTTCTTCAAAATAATATATTATTTTTCCATCAATCATTAAACATGATGAGGCATGGTGAGATATGTTTATACCTAATATTTTCATTTTATAATTAATTCTTGTGTTTCAGGAAAATATAAATATTTAATATTTGATCTATTTAAAGTATCAATAGCATCTTCTTTTGTTTCTACTATAACTTCACCTGCTAAATTAAATGAAGTGTTAAAAAGCATAGGAATATTAGTTAAATCATTAAAAGCTGATATTAAATTATAAAAATGTAAATTTTGAGATTGCGAAACAGTTTGAGCGCGACAGGTATTATCCACATGGACAACGCAAGGAATAAGATTAGATTTACCCTTTAAAACAGGAAAAGCATACATCATATATGGCGATTCTTTTAATCCACCCATATCAAACCATTGTGTTGCATATTCAAGCATTACACTTGCGGCAAAAGGTCGATACCATTCTCTATTTTTTACATTATTAACATAATCTTTTCCATTTAAATCGCGAGGATCATAAAGAATAGATCGATTACCTAAAGCTCTATGACCAGCTTCAGATTGACCTTGAAATAGCGCAACAATATTTTTGTCAGCTATTAATTGAGCAACTTCCTTATAAGTAGTATTTTGTATTTTCATATAATTTATATTGTATTATAAAAAGGGGCATTTTAAGCCCCTCTTTAAAAGTTATATTTTAGTATAACTTACTTATTCATAACATACATAGTCACTTCAAAGCCAAAACGCATTTCTGTAGCTGCTGGAGTTGTCCACATAATATTTCCCCTTTAATTAATAAATACTGCAAATTAATTATGGGCTACATTGTGGCTTACGCCATCAGTAAAATCATTAAAATGGCATTGCTGAATCAGTTGCACTTGTATTTGATCCTGCACCATCTTTAGGTTGCGGTTCTCTCATTGTTACCCAGCCGTCAAAATTGACAGGAATAGATTCAATAAGAAGTGAAGTGCCGCCTTGTTTATTAGACATTGCAACTCCAACTTTAGTCCAGCGAGCTTTTGTTTCGCCTTCTTTGTTTACATACTCGCCTGTTTTAGCGATTAGATCATGGGTTATTGCCATTTTGTATTTCCTTTAAGTTATTAAC